AATTGGAATCAGCGTGATATGTCAGCTGGTAGTGATGGCGATTTAATTGGTGAGGATTACAGAGGACAAGATTTTATTGATGTTCTTAGAAATAACTCAGCAGTCATGCCTTTAGCTACAAATCTTAATGGCCTATCTGGCGATGTTAAGATCCCTAAGAAAACTGCGGCTTCAACTGCGGCTTTCATTAGTTCAGAAGGCGGAGCAGCTGGTGAGTCAGAAATGACAATCGGTAACATCTCTCTTACCCCAAAAACTTTGGGAGCATATACAGATGTAACTCGTCAACTTATGATCCAATCTTCATTGGATATTGAAAATCTAATCAGACAAGATCTTGCGGCTGGAATGGCTATTGCAATTGACGATGCTTGTTTAGAATCTGATGGATCCAGTGGCAAGCCAAAAGGTATAACTAATACCACAGGCATTAATACTGTTTCATTAAGTTCTGCTGCGGCTCCAACATGGGCTGAAATGGTTAGCTTGGAATCAGCTGTTGGTGTTGATAATGCTCTATTAGGAAGGCTTGCATACATTGTTAATCCTACTAACTATGGAACATTAAAATCTACATCTAAAGACACTGGTAGCGGTATCTTTATTGCAGATGGCAATGGCATGAATGGCTATCCAGTAGTTGTTTCTAACCAATTAACTGCTAACAACTATGTATTTGGAAACTTTAGCGACTTACTAATCGGCTTCTTTGGCGGATTAGATCTAGTTGTTGATCCTTATACATCTTCAAGTTCTGGAACTGTTCGAGTAGTTGCACTTCAATCTGTTGATGCAGCTGTAAGAAATCCAGTCTCATTTGTAGTTGGTTCTTAATAATCAGTGTTAACCACTAATAAGATGGCGGGCCTAGTGTCCGCCAGCTTTAAACAGGGAAAAAATATGAAAGTTTTAATTTTGGCAGAAACAGTTGTTGACAACAAAAGAGTTCATGCTGGCGATGTGATTGAGGTTACTCAATCTGATGCTCACATTTTAATTGGTTGTAATAAAGCAAGCATTCATGTTGCTAAAGAGAAGAAAGAAACCAACAGAAGCGTAGGTTTAGAAGTTTCTGAAACTCCAAAACCAAAGAAAAGATCTAAGGCCAAATAATGGCCCTAGAAAGTGCTGCTGATTTCAGTTCCTATGTTGATTCAAGCGTAGGTTTTGGAATCACTGGTTCTTTTTTTGAGGTGCAATCGATTCTATGGGATACCAGGCCAGGGAAAATAAACACCTGGTTCGATATTGATAGTGGGGCTTCACAAAATATAAGTCTTATTATGGATGAAGATTATTTTGCCATTGAGGGCAACAGTATTTCTGCGGAAGGTTATCAACCAAGGGCCACAATGAAGGCCAGCGATGCTCCTTATATTTCTCACCAAGATAAATTAATTGTTGATGCTATTACTACAGATCAAGGCAATGTTATTAAGCCAGCAACCACATATTTAGTGGTTGAAGTGCAACCAGATAATGTTGGAATGTTAACGCTAGTTTTAGAGGCCACATAATGAGCCAAATTAAATATGAAACAGAGTCTGATATGGCCGCATATTTAGATCCTAGCTATGGCCATGGTTTAGCAGCAACTTACACCAGGGATGGTGTTAACACTTCACTCAATCTTATTTTGAATGAAGAATATGTGGAATTAGATGAAGGATCTGGAGTTGAAGCAGTACAACCTATTGCTTATTGCAGATCTGTAGATATTCCAAGTGTTTCACATAACGACACTTTGGCAGTTAGTGCTTATAAAGATGTAAACGGCAATATTTTAAAAGCCGCAACTAACTACAAGATTGTTAATGTGCAAAAAGATTTTAAGGGTTTTACGGCCCTAGTTTTAGAGGAACAATAATGGCGGATCATGTAAGACAACAAATCCGCAACCAGGTAGTTACACAATTAACTGGTTTAACAACCACTGGATCGAATGTATTTGATTCCAGGGTTTACCCTTTAGAAGATGGCAACTTGCCAGCGATTTTGGTTTATACAAAATCCGAAGATAGCGAGCCAATAGAGATTGGCCCAAACAGAACAAGTGAAAGAATGTTAAGCCTGGTTGTTGAGGCCTATGTAAAGAGTACAACTAATTTTGAAGATACTCTGGACACTGTTTGCAAAGAAGTAGAACAAGCAATTGCAGCTGATCCCACATTATCTGGGAAGGCCAAAGATTGCTACATAGAATCTACTGAAATTGAATTTAATGCAGAGGGGGAACGGCCACTGGCTTTCGCTACTTTGACTTTTTTAACTAGCTACTATGTCCAGGAGCAAAATCCAGATGTGGCGGTTTAACCAGGAGTAAATTATGAAAATGATTTCACCAGATGGAACAAGTTTTATAGATGCACATCCTACAAGGGTTGAGTATCTTAAAAGAAAGGGTTGGAAGGAAGAAGCAGCCCAAGAAATTAAATCTTCTTCTAAAAAACAGCCGAAAGGCGAGGTAAAAGAAAATGGCAGTACATAAAGGCTCTGAGGGCCTAATTAAAGTTGGAAGCAATACTGTTGCAGAGGTAAAATCCTTTTCATTAGAGGAAAGTTCAGACACAGTTGAATCTACTTCAATGGGGGATTCATATAGATCCTTTGAGGCTTCATTACTTTCTTATTCTGGTAGTGTTGATTGTTTTTGGGATGAAACAGATACGAGTGGGCAAGTTGCCCTATCACCTGGATCATCTGTAACGCTAGTTTGGTACCCAGAGGGTGCTGGTTCTGGTGATACATATTACACAGGCACAGTTATTGTTACTGGAAAAACTATTACTGGTTCTTTTGATGGAATGGTGGAAGCATCTATTTCTGTTCAAGGAACTGGCGGTATTACTACAGCAACAGTATAAAAAAATGTCAGTAATAGATAAGGCTAAAGCACATTTTGATTCTCTAGGAATTAGAGAAATTGAAATACCAGAGTGGAGTGAAGGAGAGAAGGTGTTAAAGGTATATGCAAAGCCATTAACGCTTGCAGAAATGTCTAAATTGCAGAAATTAGCAAAAGATGATGATGTGGCATTAATGGCATATTGCTTGATATACAAAGCCTTAGATTCTGAAGGAGAAAAAGTTTTTGATCTTTCAGACAAACAAGCAATGATGCACAGCGTAGATAAAGATGTTCTGGCTAGGGTTGCCATGGAAATAATGGGAACTCCAGACGAAGAAAATCCAGCAAAAAAGTAACTAAGGATAAGGACTTATTTGCAAAATATTATTTAGCTGAACTCTTGCATTGCACAGTGCAAGAATTGGAAGAAAAATTAACCTTATCCGAGTATGAAGGCTGGATGGCTTACATTGAGGAAAAAAATAGGCAAATAAAGGATGGCAAAAACTAATTACAATTTAAGAATAAACGCCAAGGATAATACTAAAGGCGGATTTAATTCTGTTAACAGCAGTATTAATAGAACCTCTGGTGCTATGAAAAAATTGGCTGGTGCTTTTGCTGGTGTTTTTGCTGTTAGACAACTTGTAAGTTTTACAAAGGACACTTTGGAAATGGCGGATTCTATTGGTAAAACTGCTGATTCTATAGGTGTTGGAATTGAGTTCTTGCAACGCTATCAATTTGTTGCTCAACAAGCCGGTCTAAGCACAGAAGAATTTAACAAGTCTATGATGGTGTTTGCCAAAATGACTGGTGAAGCTGCAACTGGTGTTGGTGAGGCCAAAATGGCCCTGGAAACATTAGGTGTTTCATTAAGAGGTTCAGACGGCAAATTAAAATCAACTGAAAAATTATTTATGGACTTTTTCAGAGCCACAGACAATGTTGCTGAGGCCAATAAGAAGGCCGCTTTTTTTGCAGATGTTTTTGGTAGGGCTGGTGTTAAAAACACAGTTATGGCTATCCAGGGAACAGCTGCAATGGAAGATATGGCCGCAGCTGCTACAGGCATATTTAGCGAAGATAGTATTAGAAGTGCCGAGGCCTTTAATGACACCATGAACAAATTAAATCGCCAGGTCATTAATCCAATGAAAGAAAGATTAATTACTATTCTGGGAACTTTATTAGCAATTGGTGAAAGAACAGGCGTACTAGATTTTGAGGTAACTACTAAAAGTTTAGAACAGCTAAAAGATAAGTTGAATTTGGTAAATCGAGAAATTGAGTCAATTACAGAATTACTAAGAGAACCAAATGCACCAACAGAAATGTTAATCGCAAGATTTAGAGAACTTGATGATTTGGCCAGCAAAGTTAGAAATAGAATTAAGGCTTTAACACAAGGCGATGGTGTTGATCCAGCATCAAATCCAGTTCTTGCAGCACTAAACGGATATATAGATGCTCTTAGTAGCGTAGAAGAAAGGCTAGGCAAGGTTGCTGTTCAATCAATGAAGAAGTTTGAAGACTCAATAATCAATACATTAAAAACTGGTAAATCTGGTTTTAAAGATTTTGCTGATTTTGTTATTGAACAATTATTAAGAATTGCCATACAAGAATTAATAGTAAAAAGAATAACTGGTGCTGCATCCTCAT